CGCAGCCCTTCGGCCCACCGCCGCGATCCGGGTCGCTGGTGCCTTCCACGATATTGCAAGAGCCATCCTCGCCCCGTGAGCCGCAGGTCTTGACGGGCTGCTGTCCCCCTCCCTCGCCCTTCTTCTTTGGAAGCTGGGGGTCATTGATCGGCCCGAGGACCGCGGTGTTATGCGCGAAGTCGAGAACGAGGCAATGCTGCTTGGAGCTCGCGGCGATGGCGGCCAGACGGCCCACTTGTGTGGCCAGATCGAACCCGGGCGCGTAATCCGGGCGCGTGCCGCGACCGAGCATCTGCACCCAAAGCCCCGGCGACTTCGTCGGGCGCAGCATAACAATACAGTCGAGCGCGGGGAAGTCGAACCCGGTGGTCAGGATTCCAAAGTTGACGCACCAACGGACTTCGCCGGCCAGGAATCGCCGCAAGTCCTCGTCCCGCGTCTTTGACTTCGAGTGGATGACGACAACAGTTTCCCCGTAGCTTTCGAGCTCGGCCCCTATGGCCTCTGCGTGCTCAATGCCGGTCGAGAAAACAAGGATATGAGAGCAGTTGGCAGACAGGGTGATCGCCTCGGACATCGCCTCAGTCGTGACGTCCGCTTTATTGATGGCTCGCTCCAACGAGCCCGGGCGGAACTCGCCACCAGCGGACGACACCCCTTTGGTGTCAAGCATGAGCTGCGTTGGACGAGGGATCAGAGGAGTGAGGTAGCCCTGCTCGATAAACCAGTTGAAGGCTTCAAGTGTTGTGGAATCGAAGCAGACGTCCGTGAAGAGCCCGCCGTCGGTGATATGTCCGACGCCGAGGCGATACGGCGTTGCCGACAGGCCGACCGCTTTGCAGTTTGGGTTCTTCTCAAGCAGGTAATCAAGCAGCGTTCTGTATTGCGTTGCTTCGTTGTCGGATACGAGATGGCACTCGTCAATAAAGACCAGGTCGATACGACCGAGCTCTTCCTTGCGATTGATTACCGTCCCGATTGTTCCGAAGGTCACGGGCAGCCCTGTCTCGTAGCGATCAAGCGACGCCGAGCACACGCCGAGGGGCGCGGACGGCCACATAGTCAGGAGTTTTTCGCTGTTCTGCTTGACCAACTCTTTGGTCGGGGCAAGCATCAGGATGCGCTGCCCTGCCCATGTGCCAAGGATCGTCACGATCAAGTCAGAGATAACCACAGACTTGCCCGTCCCCGTCGGCATCGCAATGACAGGATGACCCGTGCCGCCCTTCTCGAAGTATGAGAAGAAGCCGGCCGAGGCCCACGCCTGGTAGTCACGCGGTTGGAAAGCGAACGTCATTGGAAGACGTAAGACAGGATTTCGAGCAGACGCTTGACCGTCATGTTTTCCAGTTCTTCGGCTCGCCGGGCCTCGTCCGGATATTCAGCGGATAGCTGCTCTTCGACTGTTTCGAGAAGGCCGGCAAGAACGTCCTTTGCTTCGCTCATAGATCACCTCTTGGTCAGATCCGGGATCGGATCGTGTTGGTCGCAGCCCTTGAGCTGCGCTTTCTTGTCTAGCACATGCTGGTGAAGCTCGCACCCCCAAAGCCCGCCGAGATCGGCAACGCTGTGCCGGCACGTCCGACAATTCCGCAGGACGGGCTGCCGGTCGGGGAAGTGGCAAACCGCCGCCCTATCGCACCACTTGCAGTCCATATAGGACGGGTCCTCGCTGATGCGGGGAGGGGCGTTGCGCCTGGTGATAATGTCCTGCGCCTTGGCGCTAATCGCTGCCGCGGCAGGTTGATCGAGCGCGACAAGCTCGCAGTAGAGGTCATCGTCGTTCTTGTTGACGGCGACGTAAAGACACAACGGGATGCCCCGGCGCGCCATGCAAGACTGCATCTGCGAGTAGTGCTCTGGCTTCGCTACGGCGACGCCCTCGGCCACCAGCTTCACGAATGACTTGGTATTGTGCGTCTTAAACTCGCCGAGCGCCCACTGCTCCGGCGCGTCTGGGAGGCCATACATCACCGCGTCCAAAGCCGATCCGTAGTGCCCGCCGTGGTCGCTGATGCGCTCCTGGCCGCCGTCTTCCGGGATCGACAGGTGGACGCCGATCATCTCCATGAGAGCCAGGAAGCGCGCCTCCTCCAGGTGACCGCGGTTCATCAAACGAAGCATGCGGGGCGGGAACTCCTTGACCCCTGTCCAACGCCAGCCCAGCCAGATCTCGCGGACGCATTTACGCCCGATCTGCGACGCCCCGAGATGCGACCGGAAAGGGTCTTCGTCCTCGCCCCGGTATGCGTCCTCGATTGTCGGGAACCACTTGCGCTGGAGCTCGCGGAAGCGCGCACCCCCGTCCGCAGCAATGGCGGCATCGATTGCGGCTTCTGTCCTCCTAGCCCGACGAAGCGGGGAGCGTGCTGTGAGGGCGACCATTACTTGTTCCTTCTCTTTCGTTTGTCTTGGGACCAATGCCGTTTCCGAGGGGCCAGGTCGGTCTTGACGGTCAGGAGCGCCAGATGGGCCTTGCGGCAGGCGTCAACGTCCAGCAGGCCGATATGCGCTTCGGCCTCGCTCAGGTTCAGGGTGCGCGCCAACCAGGCGTAAGCGGCCTCTCTGCGCCACCCGTGCTTTTTCCACAATGGGTCGAATGCTCGGTGCAGCTCGTAGCGAGCGCGCCGCGTTTCCCTGTCTGCGAGCCTGCCGAGGGGGATGTCCGTGCCGTGATGGCAGCCGACCAAAGCATTGCAGTTGCCGCAATGCCAGACGAGATCCCACTTGTTTTGTGTGGGTAGGCCCATAAGGGAGCGTTTCTGCAAATGGACATTGTGGCTGCCGCAGCAGTCGCAGTAGGTCGGGCGGGGGAATCGATTCTTAACACGGTCAGCGACCGATCCAATCAACATAGGACAACGCTCCAAAAAGATGACCCCGCCCGACACCGGGCTGCATGAGAGCCGTCCTAGCCATCGCAACGGACGCATGAACGGGCGGGGCCGAGGTGAGGGCAGGCGCTGGGGGGTTGCGCCTGCCCTATCCGATTAAGCCGCAGGCTTGGCCCATGCCGGCGTCTCGGTCGCAGCCGGGGCCGTCGGCGCAGCGGGCGCAGCAGGCGCAGCCGGGGCAGCAGGTGCCACGGGCGCAGGCGGCGCGGCCTGAACGGGGGCCTTGACCCATTCCGTCCCAGACCACCACATCTCGTCCGGTGTGCCGGCAGCGTGGATGTGGTTCGGATCGGTCGGCCTGGTCGGCCCTGCCGCCGGTGCGACCGGGGCCGCAGGCGCGACGGGGGCGGCGTGACCAGCGGCGGGCGGGGCGGCGGCGGTGCTGCCCTTCACGTCCACGGCCGAGCGCCCATGGATGTCCCGATAACCCTTGATCTCGTTGCCAGCATCGAAGGACTTACCCTGCGGTGTCGTGCCACCGGGCTCCGGCACGAGCTTGATCTGCAACGGGATCTCGTGCAACTGCTGACTGTCCTGGACATCGATCACCCCCGTGACCCATGCGATTGCCGAGAGATCCTTCTGGGCGATCTCGACCGCCACCGGGTTCGGGTTGTCAAGGTTGAGGTTGGTGTAGACCTGCCGGTTGGCGTGTGGCCCGTCAATGATCGAGAACGCAAGCGACAGGTAGGACCCCGTGCCGGCGCTCGTCGCCTTGATCTCCGACTTGATGATCTTGGCGTTATACCAGCCTTCCGGCAGCGGTTCGAGCGCCGTGTTGGGGTCGACCTGCCGGGCGTTGAAGTTGAGAATTGCCATTCTATGCTCCTTGGATTTTGCTGAAGATTGCACTAAGGTCCGGGAACTCATAATGAAGCAAGGCCCCGGACCGATCCTTTGCTTCATATTGCAGATCCACACCGGTCTGCAATGCCTTAAACTCCCCGGACTCGCCGCCCTTAAAGGAGCCGTAATAGAAAACCTCATCGAAGAAGTAGGGAAGCCCTTGTGTGAGCTGGCGGCCAGGCATCGATGGTGCCCACCGCGTGATACCGCTGTGCTCGTCCTTGACCCACTCGGCCTTGGCGGTCATCACAACATGCTTACCCTTGATATCTCGGAAGGCGCGGATGGTCGCCCACATCTGGTCAGCCAGCGTGCCGTATGCCTGCCGCCCGTCCTTCGTCCCCGCCTTGGCGTTGCTCAACACCTTTTCCCCGATCTCAGACAGGGAATCGATGCAGATGGTGCTAAACGCCGCCCCAGTCGGGCCAACCAGCATATCGTGCGCGCGGTTCAGGTCGTCAAGCTTGCTGATCTCGATGACCGCAACATCGCTGTCCCGCAGCGACAGCATGCCGGCCTCGGCCGAGATGATGACCGGGCGCGGGGCCGTCGCGCAAAGGCGCGTCTTGCCGATGCCCGAGCGGCCGTAAACCAGGCACTTGATACCATGCCCT